AGAATATAGTGATCCATCCACATATGCTTCACGCACATCAGATACTGGTTCTAACTGAATGTGTCTCTTAAACTCAGTCTGTTCTTTGAGACCCATACCTTTACGGACCATGTTAAAAATCTTTTTAGATTCTGCGTTGCTTACTGCTTTTGGAATACCTTGAGAAAATTTGGTAAAGTCATTGTCAGATGCAGCTGCACGCATTTTAGATGCAGACATTCCAGTAGCACCTTCTGCATCAGGGTCACGATCACCAGCTGATACAACTTTAATATCCATAAAGTTATAAAAGCCGTGCGCTCCTTTTTTACCGTTGTACTTATTTAATAAAATATCAAATTCACGAATACGATCGGATCCAACAACCATAATTACGTTGCGGTAACCTTCATTATATAAAGAAGTGGCAACCTGAAATACATTTTTTAATTTATCTGATTTAAGAATATTTCTGGCGTGTTTGGGAAACATCTTTCTTGCAATTTTTAATTTATCTTTGTATGCAAGAGGATTCTTTTTAGCATCTTGAGACTGAGACAAGTACATACGGTAAGGATTCCTACCAGCATTTTTTGCCATAGCGTCTAACAATTTCTCATGACCAATGGTAGGCGGATTCATACGCCCAAAAGAGAAAACAACAATCTTGTTTTCCTCAACCAAATATTGTTTAAATGACCCTATCATTTATTTACCCGCCACTTTAGAGGCCTTACGGTCCTTCTCTCGTTGCCTCACAACCTTGACTAATTTTTTAGCTGTTCGATTAATTTTAGATACCATAATAGGTTTTCTTAGTCTGGCTTCAATTTCAGATTTACGTCCAGGTGCCAGGTTAGTAGCACCCTTTGATAATTTCTTAAACATTGTTTTATATGCTTGCCGTTGAGCTCTTTTTTTAAGAGTTTTCATATCTGCAAATTTACGGGCAGCTCTATTTCTCCCGAGTTTTAATTTAGCTTTATTTCGCTTCATTACTCGAGATTTTCTTAATCTTGCTTGCATTGAAAGTTTTTCGTCAACAGCTTCTTCGCCGATGTGGTGGCGCCTGTGAGCACGATAATTAGTAAGTTCGTCTTCTCCTGGACGATACTCTACTACATACATATCTCTAAATCTTAACATTAGGTTTCCCCATTATCGGCCTTTATCCCAGCCCTTTAAAACATCCGGCGAAAAGTTGTTGTAAGAAAATTCCATTCGATCAACAATCTTTAACGCATCACCACCAATTTTATCAATTGCCACGTAACCTTCAGGTCCAGTGGTAACATAACCTTTATTTGTTTTTACAAAGGTTTTAATAGAAGATAATTTATTAAGTTTATTTATAAGGATTAGTTTTGCTAGGACCAATTCTTTTTGTAAATCAAACAACAATTTTAAACTATTTTTGTTTTGAGGTGTGAAAAAATCAAGAATTTCATCTAGCTTTGCCTGCTGAGTTCTCTTGCCTCTTTCAGTTTTTCTTGAATCAATTTCTTTTTGATACTTTTTTGAAATCCATTTAATAAGACTGGATACATGTCTTGTTGTATCTCCGATAACAGTTCCGGCTCTGACATATGTGTTGTTATGCGTTTCGATGTGCTGAGCAAGTGTGGGATTTGCTTCAATTTTTCGGAGAGTAGTTCCAGAAATTTTGTTGAATATTTTGCCAGCATTTGAAAGATGTGCATTTACAGCTCCAGTTTCTTTTTTCGTCATTGTATATTTTGAAAGATCTCTTAACATTGCGTCTTGTGACCAGACAGTTCTCGATTTAAACTTAGATGTATCTACTCCATAAGAAGCCCTCATTGTTTCGAATGTTTGTCCTTTATATGTAGTGTGCCAAACAATACCTAGTTTTGCTCTCTTAATATCATCTGCCATTGGTGTTCCATCAGGGATAGCATAAACAATAGTATTAGGATGAAACGTGACGTAGGATTCACCTTTAATCTTTTTGGTTTTAACATCACCAGGTCCGTACAAAAAGTCTCCTTGAATAACACCTTTGATACCTATTGAAGGTAATTCCTTAAGTGCAAGTTTTAATTTATTAGCAAGATCACCACTAGTGTCAGCATCAACATCAGCAGCAGTCTTATATACTTTAGGATTTTTATTGAAGATTCCTTTCTTCGCAACAAAGAATTTTCCGTCACTAGGGTCAGTACCAGCAAAAATAGCAGGAGCACCATCCCATTTAACAGAAATGTTTCCATCATGTTCCCCTTTTAGCATATCACGTACAGATCTTAAAGCTAGAATACTTTCTCTAGCACCATTCACACCGCCATATATGACAGCATCTTCAATGTGCGTCATATGGGTATTCTTTTGTTCAGTTATAAAATCTTTAAAGTTCATCTGTTTCTTACCAATGTTATGTCAAACGATGATGAAATAATGCTACCAGTCGAAGCGATTGCTCTTATTTCAATATCTGTTTTTGCCGGAAGCTTAATTGGAATTTGATAATCGCGAGTATGAAACCCACCAGGAACATCCATAATATCTCTAGTTCTAAATGCTCCATTATTAGGATCATAAAGTCTCGTATATAATGATGCAGTTATTGAAGAGTTATAAGCGCCAACTCCAACATTCCATTTAGTTAAATATCCAGTGCAGTGAAGGGGAATAGTATAAAGCGCAAGTTGCGTTTGTCCTAGACCGTAAGTTGTACCGACTCCAATTGTGCCGATATCAGCTAAGACTGTGCCACCGCCGCCGGCTGCTGTTGATATTATTACATTACCTTCATTTGTTCCAGTTGAACCTGCAGATGCAACAAACGCACGATAGACTCTCAAAAATTCAGTAGTACCTACAAGATTGTTAACTGGCTGAGTTGCTTCAATCTCATTGTAATTTGCATCTAATCCTAGGATTGTTACTGTTTGCGCTCCGTTTCCAGTTGGGTTATCATCTGCATCATTACTTGAAACAAAAACAGTTGATGCCGAAGAAAGGTAGTTATAAATACCACCATGTTGCCATATGGTTTCAGGAGCACCACCTACACTTGGATTACGCCCAAACTTGTGAATGAAATCAGTTTTAAGTACCCTTCCAGCAGATATATCAACCGATTCGGCTAGATGTGTATTTGCAAAATGTCTACTACTAATAGCCATTATTTTTTATACCACTCTATATCTAGGTCTAAAATTTTAACAGATCCTTTTTTAATTGGCGCAATATTGTATTTTGATTTCTTACCAGCTGGAATACTGAAAGACATCTCAAATGTAAACTGATATGCACCGCCACCTTTTGCTTGAACTCTTGCTCTATATACTGCTTCAGCAGACTGTCCAAATGTAGGTATGTCTTTAAGTCTAAGAGGGTTCTTTTTTCCTAACAAATAGAAACCATGAGTTCCAACATTTACATAATATGTTTTCTTTTTATTATAATATTCTTCAATTTTTGTAGCAGGAATTTTACCTTTGATTTCTTTAAATCTTGCTAATTCTTTTGAGTAAATTTCTCGTTTACCAAGACCTGCAATCTCAGATTTAAGACCATCATCTTTAGTAAATTTATAAGGTTCATTTTTCCACTGCTTTGCAATAAGATCTAGTACACCAACTTCTTTTGCAAGTTCTATAACAAAAATCTTTTCATCATTTTTTTCATTAGGGTTACCAATGGACCATTTACCATTTGCATATTTCATAACTAATGAACCAGCCGAGGCTGCAGTGATTTTTAATTCACAACCAGATTTAATCCCATTTTTCTGCAACATAATATCTGGAATATCTGAACCAGCGCCAGCTGGCGTAAAATCTTTTGGTACAATTCCTAAAGGTTTAAGTGCATTAACAGCATTTACCTCATATTGGAAACCTTGTTGAGCTGTCACAGACATCTCTGAAATGTACCTTTTAAACCTCTCCATTGACACTTCCTTTATTTAAGGTTATTAGATATTACTTCTATTTATATAAAATAAAAAAAGAGGCTTAACGCCCCTTTCGTTGTTCTATGTAAAGTTTTTTACCTCTTTTGATAACATCATACTGGTAATTTTCAAAACCAGAATCAATTAAATCCCTATTTAGACTACTGACCCAATTTGTAATATCAGGAACTTCTTGGTCTGAGTCAAGTATACCTACTAGGTAAGGATCTTTGCTGTCGTTCACTAGCTTCATTATTTCTTTCCTCTTTCACTCTCTCAGTATGTATTCATGGTATAATTCACGGACCGAGTTCTTGTGAAAGAACTCGATCCAATCTTCATGGATATCATGCCGCAAGAGCATATTCCACAGCTTTTTCAGCCGCTTTCACTTTACGCAACTGATTGGAGCCAAACCACTGATTAAACAGACGAGAGTCAGCGGACCGACCCTGCACGTGATCCGTCATATATGTGACAGAGTTAAATGCCTGCCACCAGGATCCTTCACCGTATTCTGCACCAGGCTGTGTTTCCAGAACATCGTATGCCTGCTTGGCTGGCCGAGAAAGATTTTCTGCCGTAACAACTTCCTGTTTCTCACCAGTAGACAGTGGGAATACATCGTTGTAGTAGTTCAACAATGACTCAACAGTGAAACGCTTGGAACCAAGAAACTCTGCCATTTCCTTGTACTTGCTAAACTTTTCGTGGGCAAGACCAAGTGTTTCTTTCACAGAGTCTGGGTTAAATTCAGTCCGGTGACCAACTTTGACTGCACGCTGAGCCTCACGGTCAATCGCAAAGGTAAGAGTATTGTTACAAACAACGCGGATAGGAGTGAACCGAACATCGATAGCCTTTCCATACTGATGCGGGTTCGAGAACAGCATGTAAGAGTCTACACGATCCTCACCAAAGATGTCAAAGGACTCTTTGATTTTTGCAAGAGCCCAAACATACGTGCCACCTTTCAGTGAACCAGCTGTATGCATCTCCATATCACCAGCAAGAACAAACTCATTGAAAAACTCAAAAGCGGTCTCATTTTGGCAAGGATGCCAACCTTTACCTACGTTGGTAAGAATTTTACCGTCAGTAGAACGGACAAGAGATTTTTGACCAGTAGGAATTTTCTCACCATCGTAATCAATGTAAGATTCAACCTCTTCAACGGACCAATCAACTCCGGCTTTTTCCATCATCTGTTGTGGAGTAAGATCGTTGGATACCTTTGTACCCAGACCGTGCCAAGGAAGGTCGCCGGCATATGCCATCTGGGCTTCGCCGTTCACAATTTCAAGTTCGTGTGCCATGTTATATTTCCTCTTTTTTGTTCTGATGTGTTAATTATAACACATTTTAAAAGTCCTGTAAACACCTAAAGTGCAATTTTTAAAACTTTTTCCAGTTACGGATGCGTTCGTTTGCTTTCTCCTGTTCCCATTCAGCAACCTTATCCCAAGAGCGAACCATTGCCCACTCGCCAGAATTTGCCATAGAGTTATGCATCTTTTTGGACTCGGCTTCAGTAAGACCAGAAACATAAAAGTAATCAGGATGATCACCAAAGTTTTTTGCTTCAATTGCCCACATCATGCATACTCCTTAGCGGTAATAGTCATGAACCCATTACGAGACATATCAGGCTCTTGATTAATTGTCAGACCAAGTTCTACACATTCTTGAGTCCATTCAACCATAGACTTTGCGAACAGATCAGGATTGTTCTTACACCAGCCCAGGCTAAATTCAAGTTGTTTGCACGTAATCATATTTATTCATACTCCTTCAAGGTTATGATTGATTTGAGTTCCTTGACCAGGTCCCGACCATAGTCGGTGAACAGAATGTCGTGGTTCCACACCCAATGTTCAATACACTGGTCATTGTAGAACTCTTCGTCGGAAGTCATCCACCGCAGGGCAGTCTCACGATCCCCGGCGCCAAGAGCAATATGCTGATTTACGTCGGCCTCAAAGTCCTTGACGGCTTCCTCTTCCCACCGGCGCACCCGCTCCAGGTCTTCTTCGAGCTCAACGATCAGAGAATCCCATGTGGTTTGCTTTTCTTCGTCGGTGGAAGCATTCCACTGGTTCCACCAGTATTCTCCCGGACGGAAACCACGAGCATCTTTGTGAAGGTCGGAAATGGTGTTCTCATCGAAAGTGTAAACAGTCATATTTTTCTCCTTTTGACTCTGTTACTATACCACATGTAGGTATAGATGTAAACACCTTTTAAAACTTTTTTTGAAAAAAGGTGTTTGTGTATCATTTATGTAACAGGTTTACACCTAACAAAATATGTGATATAATATATAACTACACTATGGAAAGAGAAGATATGCCTATTGGCTTTGGTTATGATCCGTGCGACGATGTTGTGCACTGGTTGGACTGGATACGAGAAGATTTAAAAAACAGAAACGCACCCAACAATATGTATGCGTTGACTGTTTGAAGCATTCATGGCTGAGTGATATTTTGTAGTATCTGCTATATAGACCTTACCTCTTTTCATATGCATTTCCTCACCATCTATAACCATTCTACAACCAATATCTGTTTGGATTGGAATATGTATTCTTGGTTGCCTATCTCTATGCCAACTCAGGCAGGTTCTAGGATTACTTACCATAATCCTAGTCCTGTACATATTGTATTTTTTAATGTAATGATTCAGAATAGGTGTATCAAAAATAGTATGTATAAAATCTGTTTCTGTCATTAAATCTGCTCTACCGATAGATGCTTTCCAGTTTTGATCCGGTTTATCAGATTGTAGACCTATTTGTATAGATAAAGCAGATGTATCAAGTGAAGTGTTTGTGATACTGAATATGTATTCAACTTCTTTTAAAAGTTGTTCTATATTTACAATATGACGTAAAATTTTAAAATTTTGCATAATTTTTCACCCAAAAACCTAATCTAGGATTTTCTAAATATTCTTTTGCATCATCAAACATCTCTATAAAATCATAGCCAGATGGTTTTCTTGATTGGTCAGTATCTGCCCAAACTGGTATTAATATATCATAATCTGGGTCAGGCGATTCTCTTAAATGAACTTCTATTGCCTTATTATCAATAAACTCTACATTTATTTTTGGCAAGCCAGACAGATCATTTAATATTCTAGGAACAGTAGGAGTGTCCTCTAAATGCACCCATCTATTCCACCTAGTAAATTTTAAACCTTGTTTTTCTGCTCTATATGCACTCAGTGCTTCCCACCAAGGGTTCAAGGCTAACCTAAATTTATATGTAACCGACCAGTGATGACCTTCAAACCACTCACACCAGAAATGACCAGGTGGCCCATTTTTACAATTACCTTTTTCGATCCATTTCTTTTCTGCAAGAGCACTCATTCCGTACAAGTTGTAAATTGGCCGTACTATATACCAACCTGAGACTTCAGGTGCTAATCCACACGGACCGCAATTATATCCGAGAGATTCTGCTAGGTATAATTTATTGAACCATTTATGATGCTTTTGATATTTTTTATAAGCGTCATCATCATCCATTTTCAATATCCTCATACCTAGCAGATTTATTTATACTAATACATAGTGAATAAAGAGAACCAGAGCGACAGAAGCTCCAAGTCCAACCATCATCTTACCAAAGTCTTTTGCAACCAATGGAAACACTGACTTTGTTTTCTTCTTACCAAAGTAAGTAGCCATTGCAAGTTCACGACCAGCAAGTAAACCAACAAAGACCCAAGTAGTAGACATAGGAATGTCATTGAGTTCTTTAAAGAAGTACAAGCACAACCAATAGAATAGATCAATCAGTGTTGCTGATCGAACATACCTTGTGTTGTGTTTCTCAAGTACAATCTGTTGGATCTTACCACCACGTTCTCGGAACATGAAAAACAGACCACCAACAAACACTACGCTGATCATTAACATTAGATCAACTGGAATGACCCTTGGTAAGAACACTGCAATGTTAGCCATATCGTGAGACAACCAAGTCCACCACAGACCACCTGTTGCAACCCACTGAGCAATACGCCATGCTCTTTTGTTGCTTTCGGTTACTGGTTTTGTTTCATCAAACCATTGTCCAGCATATTTGTGAATAGCAAACCAGATAACATATGCAAATGCAGCGGCAACACCATATCCCATAATAGATTTCATAAGCATTTTCTCTAACACAAACGTAGAAGCAAATACAGATAAGATTAGGAATGAAGTTGATACTGGTACACCAAGTCGAGTCAGTGCAACCAAAATAGCAGGTGCAGCAGCGTGGTACCACTGTACCTCTTGCCATGGGATTTTATTCAAACGACCGTATGAAATATCCCCACCATTTACACTCCAACCATACCAGAGTGTTGCTAATAGAACAGCGGATGCCGCTGCCCATAATGTTGTATATTTAAATCGCTCATTGTTTGATGCCATCCAAGTACCGAGCGTTTGTACTGAATCGTTTGCAATAACTGCATATGCAGCCAATAGGAAGCCGACTAGGCTCCACAGTGTGAGTGCGTCCATTTATTTCTCCTATGCTTGACGGTTTTACACCGTCGCTCACATTAAAATAGTTGATAAGCTTTACCCTTATCAATACTATCTATAATATCAGTCAGCTAAAGGATTGTCAAGTGCCTCTTGTAGTATCTCTTTTAAATCTCTTTCGAGCAATCTCATCTTTTTATCAATACGAGTTTCAGTTGCTCTCATAGTATCACGAACATCTTTTTCATTTATTCTACTATTAGCTTCTACCTCACGAATGGATGCAGTCACATCTTTCTGCAAGGAGTTCATCTCATTACGCACACCTTCAAGAGTTGTTTCGATGCCATTCTGAGATTCCTTAATACGGTTTTCTGCGGTATCAACTTTACTCTCGATTCTATCCACTAGATCTTCCATTGCCATCACGTCAGATCTTAAATCATTCTTGATATCTCTTGTGTAGTCGATTGCCTCGCCAAGTTTTGTTTCAATTACGTCATTGCGGGCAGAGATTGCATCGGTGTCTATATTCGCTATGATTTCTTTCATATCCATATAATCTTTGTAAAACTCGAAACCACCCCAAAGACCACCGGCAAGGGTACCAAGTAAAGGAATCAGAAGCAGTAGCTTTGATCCTCCTATCTTGATTCCTTCATATTCAATCTCTGCCATCTACAATTCCTTTACTTTTTCTTTGCGTATGCTTGTCCACCAAAGAATGCCGCAACAATAGCAGCTACCGACACAAAATATGTTGCTGCCATATCTCCTAAGATCTTTGCTGCTTGATCCAGACTGATTAGGTTAGCAAGAACAACTGCAAACGGATAAAGCAATAAACCAGCCAAAGCAAACCAGGTCATATTACGCTGTGCATCTCTCATTGCATCTGCATCTTCGAGTTCTTTGCGCTTAAACTCTAGGTACATTGCCTCTTCTTCGGCACTTACTTTTCCGTCACCGTTGCTGTCGGCTGGATGATAGTTTTTTACTTCTTCCTCAGACATTTACCCTTTTCTCCAAATTGTAAATGCGCCCCAAGCAATCATGCCATAGGCTACAAGAGAGATTGGCATGAGTATCATTGCCACTCCACCACCAATAAGAACCATACCGTCCCAAGACGTTCGTTCTTTCAGTCTACTTTTTATCCAGTTCATTGATTCTGTCCTCCAGTTCATCTATTTTTCTGGTTATTTTTGGATATTTTTTCCGCCAAGCATCAGGTGGTTCTTGTAACCAAGTCCACCCCCAGCTGTTAACAAGATGATCTAGTAACTGGTCAAACTTAGAGTAGCCCCAAATACCAGCCCGTGTTTCTTTAAACCATGCAAGAAATGCCGCACCGAGTAAAGCACCAGCAATAGCCGTCCAAATCCACAGCGTATCGCCAAACATTCTTTCTATCATTTCTATCATTTCATTAGTTTCTCTGCAGCATCAACATCTGCTTGAGATACAACACCTTCTGCTAATAGTTTTGCTCTATTATTCAAATGCTGTTGTTCTAGCTCTTCTTTGGACCCACCCCAGTATCCAACAGCGTGACCTTCTTCAATCATTATCTGTGTTACTGTCTTATCTCCTACTTGAAAATCACCTAATATTCTGCCAAACTTGCCTTTCATATCCTCACCTTTTTTATCCTCGTGAGTGATAAGAACACATTCACCTTCCAAAATTTCTTTCAGTCGGTTTTTGGCAGCAGTGCCAAAAATCTTTTCTACTTTATCAGATGTACGTGATTCGGGTGTATCAATGCCCATAATCCGCACACGCTCGTTTTGAAGTGTGATACCAAATCCGAGATTGATATCCACATCGCATGTATCTCCATCAACTACTTTTAAAAGTTTTGCGTCGTAAAGGTTAGTGTCGCCCATTTATTTTTTCTCCAGATATTTGATGTAATTTTGCATGCTGTGATCTCTAAAAGAGTCAAATAGTTGTTTCCTTTTCCATGCTGCGAAACGACCTCTCCAGCCATCTTTGATTCTCTGCCATGGAGTCATCTTACGGATATTACCGTAGAAGTTAATGTAACATAGTGAACCATGATGTCTGTAACCCATAATGGCAAATGGGACTTTCGTGACAATATCGTTGTTATTAACATGCCTGTGATGTTCACAAGTAATATTGCGCACGAACTTACGTGTACCAACTCTTGGGGATCCATATGTAAAGAGAGCAGTAGGTTTTAATCTACTTGCACACACCGTAGCCATAGCACCACCAAGGGAATGGCCGCATATGAATAGCTTCTTTTTCTTACCTCTATCAGATACGGTTTTTGCAACTTTATCCCATACTTTTTCAAGTTCGTTCTGGAATCCATTATGAACCCAGCCACCAACCTGCGCTTTATCTGGAAACGCATTTAAATCTGCTTTAATATCGGAAAATTGTGACGGTTCAGTACCTCGGAAACAAATACACATCTCTCCACTGTTCCAAACAACGTGTACTTGAGCACCATCAATATTAAAAAATCTATGGTATGGATATCCAAGTTCTTTGAATTCCATCCAAGCTTCTTTGTCTTTATAGGCAAGTTGTGCCATAATAGCCATCTTGTGGCTTCTGTCTACATAAGACATAATAATCCCCTTGTAATGTGTTAAACATAATGTAAATCACACCCAAGGGGTAGTAGTAATAAATCAGTTCTCGAACGTAAGTTCTTGTAATTTTCTTAATTCAGCTTCTAGTCTCATAACTTCTAGCTGCTTTTGTCTTATCGCCAACTCGAATAATCTATTACAGTCGATCCTTTGTTTAACCCTTCGACCTAGGGGTATCGTAATTTTAGCAAATACACCAATATCAGTACTCTGATCCATATCAAATGTGCTTGTAGACGAATTACCATCAATAATTCCTGTAACTCCAAACTCTAGGTTTGTTGCCGACCCGATAGCATTAGAACAATCTAAATCACCATCTCTAAACTTATCTGATTGGTAATTGCTAACACTATTTGGCAATTGTAAGTTTAAAGAACTACTACTATCAGCAAATACTTTATTAGCAATCATAATCAGAAAGAATACATAAAGTATTCTCATAATTCACCTCACTTAATCTTCGAGCAAACCCTCGAAGCTACGACTGAAATTGCAGAATCACCTGCAAACCTATTTAATTTTGAGACAGTGCAAACATACACTACCGATTTCACGTCTTTTTTCCGTACGTACACAGAAAAGTTTTTTCTTGATAAATGTGGTAAACTAATAATTCTATCTGTAGTCGCAAATACTATAGGTTTCATATCTTTGTCTAGTACTTGGATTTCATAATATTTTACATCTTCTCTCCGATTTATTGTTTGTAAGTCCACCACATATACATTATCTACATGGGATTCTTTTATTTCTGGGTACGTAGGCGTCAGTTCATGTGCTACACTATAGTTCACAAAAACAAACGTCAATAAGATACATAATAATAATAGTTGTTTCATTATTTCGGAATACATTCACTTGTTACAATAGCTGTATATAAACCACCTGGAAATGATTTATCGGCTCCATATTCTGCAGTAGATGTTACTTTAAACCAAGTACTTCCAGAAAGGGTTAAATCATATTCAGTATGATTTTCATATTCAACTTTATCAATTTCATATGATGACATATTTGCGTCTGATACAGCACTTACTTCTACTTCACCATCCCATACAACACTATCGCTAAGTGGCGGGCTTGATGAGAATGAATTAGGCCAAGAGATTTTAACTTTATATGAATCTGCTTGGATAACATCTACACGAATAATTGGTAGAACACCAGCATCAGAAGGTGCTGTTGATAGTTTATCTGCTGTAGGGTTACCATATACACCAGATGTTTCTGTGATAATTGAACAGCGTGATTGAACATTACCTTGAATGTTAGTGATATTTGCATATGCTGCACTTGTGCCCATAATAACCAAAGCAGTAGCTGCTAAGAATTTTTTCATGGTGTTTCCTTTTAATTTTAGTTTATTTATATTGAGAGCGTACTATTTCTCTATGTCTTGTATCACTAGATAAGCTTCTCAATGCTCTTTTATTGTCAACTATTTCATTATCCTTTAACGTGATGGTATCCTTATATTCGCCACCTTTTATATCTTGTGAATAATAAGAATTAAGTTTTGGTGCTTGACTTAAAGCTACCATCATCTCATTTTGTTCTGCTATATTTGCAATCTTTTCTGTTGCACCACCAACTGCAAGTTGTTCTTGTAAAGTCTCTTTTTCTTCTTCTTTTTCCTCTACAATTTCCTCTTTATTACCATCTTCCTCTTCTTGTTCTGCCTTTTTGTTTAACTGCAATTGAACGTATTCATCTAAATATGGATTCTCTACATCAGGGTCATTAAGTAAACCATTATCTAATAAAAAAGCTAAAAGAGCCGATTCATAACCTGGACATCTTGGATCATTTATTGGTTCGTCACATGTATCATATACGTAATCATAATGGATTATAGAGTCTGTTATTGTGCCATCACCTTCAACAGTAATAGATCCTTTTCCTAATGTTTCTCCCAGTATGCTTACTGGATCATATTGAATTTTTGTACTCCCTGGTTGTTGACTCCAATCATCAACATGTAAATATGTGCATCCATTTCCATTCGGATTCTCATTGCAAATTTTAACTAAAGAGTCAGTCGTAGGATCTTTCTCAATAGTATAACGATGGTAAATACCATTCACTTTTAGTCCCAAAGCTTGAGGCAAAATATTTGTCATAACCCATTCTTGCTCTGTTGTTGTGCCTCTTCCGAATATTATTTCAGAGTGCGAGTAAGATGGCAAACAAAGCAGCAATACCAAGGCTAGCCTTTGCAGTATCTGCGTCATCCTTATCCCAATCCTTGAATATATTAAAGTCTTTATTCGTATTTTCTTCTTGTTTCTTTGGGTCATTTTCCCAAGCATCTTTAGCCATCTTTCCGATCATTCCGTCATATGGACATGGCGTCCCTGCATCCATCATGGCATCAAAAATTCTTTTATCTTGGCACATTACAGAAACTGCAGCTACCTTCATGCCCATATCATAAAGTGTTTTTGCATTTTTGAGTCTTTCACAGTTAAAGTCTCTAACTGTTTTACCCGCACTAATACCAAGGATCTGTGTCTGTACCGCACCAGAAACACCAATAGTACAAGTGTCACTGTTGCTTGTGTTAATTGTGGGGCTAATAGCTGATGGAGGAGGAGACTTGACTGTAGTTGTACTGTCTATAGTCTGTGTTCCATCTGTATCTGATATAGTACAAATGTATCCTTCTGGGCAATCAATTGCAGCTCCTTGTGCATAGCCAACGCTACCAATAATAATAAAAAATAATGTTAATAGAATTCTGTACATATTATATTCCATTGACTAAAAGTTTTCATTCATCAATATTTATAAAAAAAAGGTCCGCAAGGGACCTTTTTAATAAAAAAATATAATAATTAAAATAAGTTATTTGGTTCAGAAACTAAAGCTGACGCCAAATTTCAGGTCTTCATAATCAAGGCTACTATCCGTGGAAATCACACCGTAGAGGTCTAGTCTATCAGACAAGTCATAAGTGCCTTCGAGTTCAACACCAACAAAATCAAATTCTGCACCTGTATCTACAGTACCGATGAGTCTAGATTCAACGTCAAATTTTCCAAAAGTAACAGTGGGACCAGCTTCCATAGTAAAGCCTTCATTCTCGACACTATATTCCATTTTACCTTTAGCCCCAAAGTCAAACATCGAGTCTGCAGTTGCTGTTGTAGCAATGAGTGCCATTGTTGTTGCAAAAATACCAATTTTCATATTTTGTTTCCTGTTGTTTAAGTTACATTATAAAAAGGCCCGTTCTGTTGCAAGGTGGAGCCCATACCCCGGAAGCCTAATTAGGCTGCCATTGCCATTTCTGGCGCACGATTGTCATTTGCAATTGTGAATTTTGACCAATAACGCAGTCATCCGGTAAACTCCACTTCACTTTCACACCTGTCGATCCTATTTCAGGCCCATCAAAGATACACTATAGCTTTTTTCCCTAACAAACTAAGAACCCGGGGTAGTCTAGCGAGCCAGCCACGGCTGTTTTGTTAATAGTGTATCTATGGTGGACCTGCGTGGTACTGCCCCACGGTCCAGAATGTGTCCACGTCACTTCAACGTTTACAAGTTATATATTAAATCATTTTTTTGATATTGTAAACCCCTTACAAACAAATAAAAAAGGTGTATCATAAATGTAACACTATAGATGCTCTCCTCTTGAGTGCATCTCAATCAAATCTTGAATAAAGAACTTCATTTTATTTAGATCGTAGAGGACATCGGTACCATCTTTTTCTCCAAGACGATAACACGCCTTGAAAATATCTCCACGGCTTTTACTCATCCCTTTATAAGAAATGAGATGCCTGAGTTCTTCGGCATGTTCAGGAATTTTATAATATGAAGTTGACAGTCCATCAGACGCAACTTTTTTTCTATCTTTCATTAACTTAGATCCTTGTTCCAGTAGAAGATGTGCCTACCAATTTTTACAACTTTACGGTCCATTTTCTTTGCCCATGATGGATTTACATAATCGGCATGATAAAATGTAGAACCTTCAGTGATGTCACTTATCTTGCCAGTATAAACATCTTTGGCAAGTTTGTAAATATCATCATACTGTTTTCCAGCCACTGGAGTGTCACTCTTACCATCATGAGTCCAAGAAAACTGTTTGTTTGCCCAAACCACTTCACATACAGTATTTGGGAAATGCGGTGAATTAACTCTATTCATAGTTACATTTGCTACTGCAATCTGACCAGCAAGAGGTTCAATAAGAGACTCAAAGTAAATATTGTCTGCAAGACATTTTAGCTCTTTAACATCGGTTGGTATATTTGCAACAATGTGATGACTTTTGACTTCGGCTACAGGAGTAGGTTGTGCTGCAGTCAAAGTATTCCAGACAAACACACCAATGGCCACATTAGCGGCCATTGCTGAAGTATAATAAAGCCATTTAAATTTCATTTTAAACTTCCTCGTTTTCAGACATTTCTGCATCTTGGATATCTTTTAGAATATTATACCTCATCTCCATTTACTTTACGGCAACGTACCAAACATTTAGCCAAATCATCTATAAGAGAATCAAGGGTCATTATCTGATCATAATGATCGAAGTCACCTTTGTCGAGTGCATCAAACAAATATGCATTTTTTACAAGTGACTTAAGGTCATATTCCATACGGCTTAGAACCTCTGATTTCATTTGGCGGTTTGTTATTTGTTCCATCTTGTACATCTCTTGATTTGATAATTTAATATACCATATGCAGATACAGATGTAAACACCTAATTAACACTTTTTAAAACTTTTTTCGAAAAAACATATAAGTGTAACATTTATGATACACTAATAATCCTCGTTTGAGATATCCTCAATAATCTGATCTCTCATCTGGACTGCTTTAGGGTTAATAGGGTCGTGTAATCCTTTACCGTTAACCACTTTAAATGCAAGAGTAACTCTTTCACATTCTGTATACATTGCATGCCAGCAGTGATGATCTCGTTCAGAGATATGACCAAAATAATAGTGTCGGCAATTCCAACCTGGCTTATCTTGTACGGTAACCACTTCTTTAGTTTCTGGATCACGATACTTAAACCAGCTTTCACCTGTTTCAGACCACGAAAACAAAATCTGGTAGGCATTTGCATTCCAGTTAGTATGCCAACCTACGTGACCTTTTGGTGGATAATAATTAAAAAGTGCATTAGAATGTGCGCCAATAAATGCAGGTAATTCTTTTTTCATTTCCCACATGATCTGATTCCATTTATCTGGATCTTCTTCAGCCATTTTACTAATAGGCTGTGAGAAATGTTCTTCTGGGTACCCGCTATGTTTGTCTCCCATTTTTAATTTTTCTTTGATATACTCATCAGATGTATAATGCAAACCATTTGTTTTTGCATCACCTGGCTGAGATACATGATATTTAGGATTATTTCTACCTTCAATAGCAAAAAATTTATCAAGACCACTATTTAATTCTGCTAGTAATTCTTGGTTTTTAATTATTACTTCACTCATTTTTCACCAACTTCTTAATTCCTAGTGCCCAGTTTTCTGCAGCATCTTCACACCAACGTAATGATTTATTAATGTGTTCTGTATCTTCACGATGATAACACTTACCTTTACTATCATAGTATTTAATGTAAAAGTGTTCTTCTTTGGAGTTTATCTTGACTTCACAATAATGACCTTCTTCCATATCACTCCAGTAAGTTGATATCACTCTGGTATTATTCATTCACAAACTCCTTAATCATGGGAAATACCTTTGCCACTTCCCAAGCACATTCTCTTGCCAAATTAATATGTTCTTTCTGCGTTCCGTTTGCTGTTCTTAGTTCTATATAGTGTACCCAAGACCGCAGAGTTCCGTTTGCAATAACAACAGACTTGGTATTACCCTCTGGTAATACCGAACGTGCTTGTTCTTTTGCAATACCATTTTCAATAGCCCACTTATATGCCAACTTGGCTTCAAAAATAATCTGAGACTGTTTTATAGCCCAAGCCTTCTGAAGTTCTTCATTATCTGTGGCAATAGAGTTCTGACGGTTCTTGGTATCTTGTAAACGTGCTTCACGAATTACAAAGGTATCATCCATGTCTCTCGGATCTGCGTATCGCTGAGAAAACTCTTGAAAAGAGAACGAACGGTGACGTAGAAACTGTCTTGCAATATCACGTGTCGTAGTGACCTCAATAGTAGCAGACGCCATTTCAAGAGGAGACCAGTGTTTGTGTTTTACCAAATATCGGATAAGCTTCTCACCTGTCTCCTTATTCATCTGATTTGATGGATTGGATACCCTTGCACAATATGCGATCAAGTCTTGTGCAGTTTCTAATTCAGATAGTTCAAGACCAACTGGCTGAGTGAAACCGATTAGTTTTGCTGAAGTCACATTAGCCTCCTAAATCCATCAAAGGGTTACGTTTACGTACACCTTGTATATATTTCTGGTACTCTTTACCGCTAACTTTATAGGTAATAAACTTACGATTTGTTTCCTGTTTGTTAGGATTTTCAAGAGTAATTTTTACATCTGCGCCTTTTTCAAGGGCGCGCAATTTACGCAACATTTTATCAACATTAGTGACACCGAAGCCGCGAGTGCGCATCGAGCTAAGACGTTCACCTTTTGAGACTTTACCTTTACGGCCATTTTTAACACGAGTCATAATATTCTCCTATAATTTAAAATCTTTAAATCTTTCATTTGTGTCTGTGCTATCAAATACTGGAGCATCTTGTACTAAGTTCTGTTCGCTGTCTTGCACATCATACAACCGCATTTTTGCTCGATCAATACCAATTAAGAATCTTTTGTTTTTGTTTGGGTCGTTATATCGGTTCTTGAGTTGCTTGACCATAATCTGACCTTGTTGATCAAGTTCTTCTGTAGAGACCAAGGCAACCATGAGGTCGGCAGTAGCGGGTAGTCCAAAAGACTCGGACGTGTCCTCAAGCCCAGGATCCGACGAACCATAACCAGTACGTGTCGTTTGCGTTGCAGAGACAATCGGTAATTTAAATTCAACGGCAAGCCCTCTCAATTCTTCTGCTATGGATTTAATGTATGTATAAGAGTTTATAGACGCACCCATTTTAATCCTAGAAGATGCGCAGATATTGAGATAATCAATAAACACAATATCAGGTTCAAATCCTTTCTTGAGTTTTAATTCATTAAGTAGAGCACGAAAATGGTTAGCATTAGCGGCAGATGTTGGGTATTCTTTAACAACCATTCTACCATTAGTTTTCTTTTTTAATCCAGCAACTTTTTCTGTGAACATTTGCAATGATAGTTTATCAAGCATGTCAATAGGAATATCAAGCAAGTTAGCATCAATTCGTTCTGCAATTCTTTCTTCTGACATCTCCATAGAAATATAGAGAACATTTTTACCAAGGTTCAAGGCACTTGCTGCCATATGACACATAGCAAGTGATTTACCAACGCCAGTACCAGCAAGAATAATGTTCAGGCTTTTAAGAGACAAACCACCTTTGGTGATTTCATTTAATAATTCAATATCAAATGGAATTTTTTCCTCTTCTGTGTGGTAAAAGTCATATCGTTCACTTACTTGTTCTAAGTAATCGTGACCGACATTGGTATCAAATGTAACACCAAGAGCTTTGGTGAGAATATCTGGTAGTGCATTTTTTGTAAGAGATTTATGTTTACCATCGATGATAGAAATTGATTCCATAATAGCATTAAATACTGCTCGGTCTTGGCACCATTTTTCTGTATTATTGAGAAGCCATGTTTCATCAATTGATTCTTCTTTAAAAATTTCAGGCAGAATTTCTACTGCGTGTCTGTACTGCTCATCTGAAAATGTTGTGGCATTATCAAGTTCAATTTTAAATGTTTCTGCTGTAGGTAGTTTATTATACTTAGCTACAAATGCCACAACTTGCTTGAACAAGTTCTGGTAAACACCTTCAAAATATGCAGGTTGAATAAACGGTAATACCTTACGCATGTACTCCTCATTAGTAAGGAGATTGCGGATAATTGTTTGTTCTATATTTGCATTAATCATTAGGATCTTTCATGTAATAATAGTTATCATCCATTCGAGTGCCTTCTGTGTAACCCAAGATACCTTCGGCTCTCATCTTTGCTCTGATCTTGGTAGCAGAAATTTTGTGAATATCTTCACCTAGATCATGCTCAGTAAATGTATATCCAACACCACGTCCATATGAAATATCTACGATGTTTGGTACTGCTATTATAATATAATCTTTACCTTTTGTAAAGTGCAGGGATAGACCTTTCTCAATATTATTAAACACCGTATCTTTATTAAATGGATTGTCTGTCTGGGCTGCGGTTCTACCCGCTCCAGCATCCTCGCCTACAATACCACCAACGTCACGAACCATAATACACACCTGACCTGTAATGTCATGTGCTCTTTTAAAAAGTTCTGTATGACCATCATGCCATGGCTGCCAGCGACCAAGCATTTGCACTGTTGGTTTTTGCCAATTAAAGGTACTCATTTCTATTCCACTTCATATTCAATAGAAGTCATATTTTGTCCTTTGTCTCAATTACTGCAGCTGTTTCAAGAATGTTCTGTAGAATAAGACCGGCAGTTTCTTGTAGTTCAATATTAGTTTCGGTATCAAGATCATTAATAGGGCTTGACACAATATTAAAATTAAAAGAGAGGTGTTCACCATCATCAGTGATTTTCAGTGTATCAAATGCGAGAACAGTTTCGTTAAACTCGCCTGTAAGAATACGGATGTCCCAGTTCTCTCCAGTACCTACAATCATTTCATAATCTGTATTTTGTTTCATAGTTTATACCTCAAACTTAATCCTAATTTAATTCCTTCAAAATAACTTGTGCAGTGAATACGCTGATTGTCAAATATGATAGCAGACCCTACAATAAATGAATATGGTGACCCTGATAATCCAAATAAATCACTTGGGTGGTAATGCCGAAGATATCCATGAGCAATGTCAGGATCTATTGTAATACCTGTTTTACCTTCAAT